CAAGTGCCCGACCGTTGACTCAAGACGTACCGCGCCCAGGGTTTGCAATAATGTTGTATCAAGCAATTCTGTCGGCAACGACCATCCAGCGGCGGCAGATAGGCGCTTGTTCCGCGCCAGTTCGTAAGCAGCCAACGCTTCCTCGGCTGCGGCCTGTGCTGCCAAACTGAAAGCGAGCGCTTGCACATCTGGGGCAGGACCGGCAGGTTCTTTTGCAAGGAACTGAAAATGGCGCAAAATCCCGATAAATGGAATCCACTGGGCTAGCTTGGAGCCTAACAATTCAACCTTGGCCGCAGACTCTTCGGCAGAATATCCGATGCCGTCTATCCCTTCTGCAACGGTAGCGGCAATCTCGCCATAGAACCCTCTCTGAAGAGAGTCTTGGAAATTGTCCAGCTTGGTTTGCGCTTGCTGCAATGCGGTTAGCGCATCATCGGCAGCCAGTTCGTAATCTTCTATTGACTGTTCTGCGGTCTGGAGAAACGCCTCGCTAAACGCTTCATCCACATCCATCCCGGTCTCTTTCAATTCCTCCAGCTTCCTCTTGAAAGCTGTGACGGAGATGCCCATCGTATCAAAGCGTGCGGTCGTCTTGTTACTGATGGTCAGGGCAAGCGCTTGCATGTCAATGCCCAGGGCACCTACAACCGCTGTCATACGCGTTAATTCTTCACGCCCGCCCACAAGACCCATTCTCATGAGGTCGCCAGCCCCGGCCATTAGTTCGACATCGCTAACCGTGTTCCTGGTCGCTTCACGAAGATCCTTCATTACCTCCGTTGTGCCGCCGATGTCTTTTGTTAGCGCACCAAAAATATTGATAGTGCGTTGCTGCTGGGCAGTGTCGAGCATAGTCTCAAAGGCGTCCCCGACTACCTGGCCCACCTTCTCGAAGATTTCGAGCGTCTGATTAATCGGGGTTGCAAGTTCCTGCCACTGGTCGCCCAGAGATTGCAGTGATAATTCGTTACTCTCGGCTGCATCACTGACACCCTGCAACCCATGGGCAGCGCTAACGGTTCCACCATCACCCTGCCACAGGGCCTCGATAAAATAGCGTAGATACTCGTTAGCCACTTATCTTGCTCCGCTTCCACTCATCATACTGCTCTCGCATTCCCGTTTTCTCAACGACCGTTTTCCAGGCCTGCGGGTTAGCATTGGCCCATGCTGCCACGTTGCCAGGTGGGATACTCTCGGCCTGCCTAACAAGCCTAAGCTCGGCCTTGGCATCCTCGTATGCGTTCCAGGCAACCGACATGCGATCCAGCAATCCCGCTGGCTGCTCATCAATAACCGTAGGGGCCAGGCCCCATTCCTTGACTTGGTACGCATACCAAAGTTCCGTAGGAGGCGTACCACCATCAGCAGCAGCGGCAGCCTCCTCCTTTAATTTGGGTCGATGTGCCTGGCCTTATTGTGCGCCTTCCAGCAGGCAAGCGCCAAGGCTTCAGCCTCCTTGACTGTTAACGCCTCAACTTGTTCCCGAGTCACCCCAGTCACGAACCACCCACTTTCGTAGGCACAGGTGACAGTGATGTCATAGAACACCACATCCGGCAGGCTTGATATATCAGTCACGCCCTCTGGGCGAGATTCCTGTACTGCGCGAACCCAATTGGCCAGCTTTTTGTTGGTCAGATCTACCAGTTCAATCATTCTACGATGCCGCCTGGATGGTCAATGCGCCATCGATTCCAACTGTGATGCTAAGAACCCCCAGCGTGTCAGGGTCGCCGCCCAACTCGCTTCGCAGGATGACCGCACCGGTAGCAATGAATTCGATATTGAGTGCAGTGTCGCCCTCGGGATGGAACTCGAATGCCGTTTCCACCTGCCCACGCTTTAAAGCATTCAGCGTGGTGATGTCTCCAGCGTCAACGATAACGTCAAACGAGAATTGATCCTCGGGGGTCCCTGCTCGTCTAACCGTAGTCGCTCCAGTCTCGCCAGAGCATTTTGCCACTGAATCGGCAACAGAACCACTCCAGCGATAATTGGCCAGACACAGGTATTGTGTCGAGCCGAACGTGAATTCTGCTTTGTCGCCAGCAAACTTAACCATTGTTACACCTCATGTGCTACTAAAACCTCAACCACCTTGCGATACAATTCCGTATCGTCCTCATAGAAATCTGGCCCGGCATTGTATCGCCAGTGCCCTGTTGCATTTGCCAGAGCGATGAGGGCATCACGCATGGTGATGACCACTGTATAGCTCGCGGCATAACTGTCTATCTGCACACGGGATTGCGTGCAGCCATTGGAGCCTATTGGAACTTGTGTGAGCACCTGATAGACCATAGCCGGAAATGTGGCATCGTCTGGGGCAACGTCAGGATATAGGCGGGTCCCTATCAGAGCACCAATCGTGCCATCGCCAGTCACCGCGCTATACACACTGCTCTCCAGGCTCATATTCCATCGCCTCGTGTGATGATGTTTCTCATCACTGCGAAGATCTGCTGCCCAAATTGATCAGCAGCCTTTCGCATAAACGGCTGGGCCGACATCTTTATGGTGCCATATTCAACGAACCTGGAATAAAAGACTGTATTGAATACGGCGTAGGTTACAGCCCTTCCCGTGTTCGCTTCCAGCTTGATGCCCATGCCAGCCCGTAGTCGCCCAGTTCGTGCTGGGGCGCCCGATTTGGCAGCATCAAAGAACAGATCAGCGCCCGCCTCAGTTGCAGGGGGCATCGTCCGCTTAACGTTCCTGGGCAGGTTTTTAAGCTGACTCTGGGCCTGCTTAATACCGCTAAAAAAAGGGGCGTTCCGTCGGTTGCTCATACCTGCTCCCTGCAAGCCAAACTGATATAGGTGTCAAGGAATTCCTCTTCCATCAACACCTTCTCAATATCATACGTGTGCACCACTGAATGACGGTCGGTGAATTGGATTCGTAGCTCGGATGTGATGTCCTGCCTATATCTAATGACCACCCAATAGCTGATGTCCTGGGCTTGGATCAGGCCCTCTGGATACTCACGAGCGGAGGCAGGTGAGATGCTGGCCCACGCATCGTATTTTGTAGCCCAGGTATAGACCGGCTCACCGACTGCATTCTGGGCCTCCGTCTTCTCTTGGATGACGATACGATGTCTCAATTCGCCAGGTCTAGGCATACGCTAGACTCCAATGACGATCTGGGCTTAGCATGTCCTTGACCGTGTAATCTAGTTCTTTGCCAATTGACCCGACCAAGTATGGTTGTCGCCACTCGTAGAAATGCGTGACCAACAAGCGAACGGCCTGACGGACCATCTCTGACACATCACCATGATCGTCACCGTAGCCGCAAACAAAACGAATTGTCACGGCGTCAGCTTCTCGCAATGTGACAGTGGGCAAAGTGGCAGACGACTTGACTGTAATGCGGCCTGGGGTGCCAGCACTGACGATATAATTGGCTGCGTTCCAAGTGGCCTCGTTGTCATCCTCGTCATAATACTTCCACGAGGTTATCGATTGCAGGGGCGGCTTGGGCAGCCAAACAGGACCACTAGGCCAGGTGTCCAGGTACATATCAATCGATTGGGTGATGAGGGCCAGGCCAGAATATGATTCACACTTCTTACGTGCTGCCTTGATGTAGGAGGCTATCAGGGCGTCATCCGCGGAGGTGTCCACGCGCATGTGGTTCTTGGCATCCACAACCGATATCGGTTCCTTAATGGGGGCTGTTGCTTTATCCAGGCGCATCATGTTTTCTTGGCCCTCGTCCGTCTCTTAGGCTTGGCCCTGGTAGCCTTCCGTTTAGGCTTGATGGTTGCAGCCTCAGGCTCAACCTCCATCGCCTCAACCAACCCGGCTCGCAACCAGTCCACGCCCTCGGGAAGCTCAAACTCGTCGCCAGCACTGATGTGTATTCCATTTCCACCGAAGGTCGTTAACGCTCGCACTCTCATGTCTCACCTCTTCGAAGACGTTCGCAACTCATGCGAACACCTTCTGGTTGATCTTCTTTTGTTGCCAGGCTGCCAACTCAACGCCGGTTAGCGATGGTGCTAATTCCTTCAGAACGGCCAGGCTGGTCGTAATATCTTCCAGGCTGTAAGTGTCAACGTGCAGGCCCATGCTCCGCAACCAGCCAGGCATGAAATCATTGGCCTCAACCAGCAACCTGGCATCTCGTGGCAGGCCTGAGATTTCAGCATATAGGCCAAGCTTATGACTTGCCGCCTTGGACGAGATGGCTCCAGACCATACAGGCGACTTAGTTTGCAGTGAATGCAATTGCTTATCCTTATCTCGTGTCAGATAGATTATCCGCCTAATTGGAACGACCTCATTCACGGCTGGCAGCAGTTCAGGGGGCCAGCTATTTGCATCGCCTCCCGAGCCTGGTTGCTGGCGAATGAAGGTCCAATAGCTGCTGAATATGGCATCGTCTGGCTCGTACAAGTCCAGCACGTACCAGGGCAAGCGTGTGATTTCCGTTCGCATCTCATGATGCCAGGTAGCCCCAGGCACGGAGTTGAGTACCGTTGCCAACCACTTGGTGCCACAATGCCCTGAGCCTGCTATTACGTCAAACACGTTCGGCCATCCAGTCGGAGCACACCTGCTCTCGCTCATGATAATGGGTTGGGCGAAACTCATAACCCACTCCGTGCCTATCCATTGGCATCAGGCGGGCGGATAGTTCCTTGCTCACCCAGTGCATTGGCTCACCGTTTCCAATGTCCAATGACCAGTAAATGTCGCTCGCAGATGGATGCCTGGGCATCCTGACACGACGAGCCACTTCAGGCCTGAACAATTGAAAGTGACCCTTGAGGATGGATGCGTAACCGTCCTGGCTCACGATGTCAGGTGCGTAATGAGGGGCGTCTGGCTGCAACCCTCGCCCAGCCACACCCAGCAGATGGGAAGGGCACTTGTCGCCGTGAATCTGGATCGCATCTTCCAAATAGTGATCGTCACCCACCATGAAATCATCATCCTGAAACATGACGAACTCCGTCTCGGGCCGACCAGCGAACACGTATCGCGCCCACTCACCAGCGTTCCAGGGGATGATAATTGGCTTGTCAGCGCCAAACGTTTGCACATCGTGATTATTGATCAGCCACACCTCCACAGGGATCGTCTGATTGCGAAGGGATTGCACTATCGCTGACATGTTTAGTTGTCGTTGATACGAGAGTAGGATAGCAGTTACAGCAACCATTATTCTGGCGCTCCTCCGCTTATCCTCTGAACGGCTGCCAGTTGCTCATCCAGCCAGACAACTTCAGGGCCATCCTGCCAGATGGAGTCAAGGAAATAGTAATCGCCACACCGTTCCTGGGCGAAGGCGTGGATATGATCGGCCCAAATGTCTTGCCTGGTAATGAAGTCACACGACCCAATATGGCCCAGTTTCGGCTCCTTCTCCCACACAGTAGCATCGGGCAGCAGCCCGAACCAGTCATGCTGGGCGCGGAAAACGACAACGCCTGGCTTGTCTTTTGCAGCCTGCTTTAATAGGGCGATGGCCTGCTCCGTACTGAGCATGTCATCATCATCAAGGATGAGAACATACTCGCCTTCCGGCATGGCCCACTGCAATGCAGCATTGGCCCATCCAACACCACGCCCCTCATCGTCCTCGATCAGGATGTGTTCAAAGTCCTGATCGGTTTGCATCTCCAACGATTCCACGTTCTTTGCCATCATCCCAGGTCGTTTGGGATGGCATCGCGTCACAACACTTAAGAAGGCCATAGCACCTCGCCATCTTCTCGCTTGTGTCCGCAGACAACCCTGGTGTCAGCCATCATGCTGTAATTGGCAGTATAGGCATCGTTGGTAAACCACGTGTCGCAGTGGACGCCAGGATTGTTCGTGATGCGGAAGGGGAGATCCTCCAACACCTGGCGCTTGATCAGAACACAACCGAGACCAGCACCCGAACAGGGTACGATGTCCTTGGATGGAGGCCACAAGCCCCGGACACTGAAACTCTCGCCAATGTTGAGGGCCTTCTTTCCAGCATACTTGTCGTCAGCGTAATAGCGCTCGAACAGGTTAACGACATGGGTTTGCCTGAACACGTACACCCCATATGCAATGTCCACATCCAATGCCCATAATCGTTGCAGGGCATTGGCAGGGGGTATGATGTCACTCTCGATTACGAGCATGGCATCATACCCACCAGCCAGGAACGTCTCACGACCTCGTTGGTATTGATGATGGTGATTACGAATGCCGGTCTTTCGGCCATCCCCAGGCAATGGGTTGTCGCGCTGAAAGACATGAGTAATTGGCCCATGCCAATCAAGGGCCAGAACTGCATCAATGGTCTCCGGTTCTAACCGATAGACCGGCGTAAACACCATCACGTCATCCACTAGGCGCTCGGGTGCACACCGAAGCCGATGGCTTCAGACTGCAAAACGCCATAGTCAATTCTAAACATGTAGTTAAGAATCACCTCGCCATTGGCTGCCCTTGTGTAGGGGTCCCTGATAATGGAGAAACCAGGGGCCTCGTACATGCCGACATAGTTCCAGTTGCCAAAATAGAGCGACTTGGCGGATGCCGCCGTCGCGCCCGACTTCTGGCTATACTTGACCGGGAACCCTAGCAAGGAAGGGCCAGCCTGGAATCCTTGCTGGTTGTCAGCGTAGCGACGAACGTTTGCGTCATCCAGCAAAACGATCTCGCCATGCACGGAGCGCTTCATCACCCAGGCAACAGACCCGCTATCGTCCAGATATGCGGCTATATTGTCGTTGTAGGTGACAGGTTCCAACTCATCCACTGCGATCACTGTTGCACTGGAGAACGTCTTGAGCGTTGCACCATTGGCAGCCACTTCGGTCAACAGTAGGCTGTTACGTGTTTTAGCCATGCCGCGCCCGATGAAATCTTCCAAGAAAGTGAGTAGGCGGCTTTCTTCGTCTTCCATCAGTTCAACGGTTAGATCCACCTTCTTTGTGTACTTGACGAGGGTCAGCGTAACCTTGGTCACTGCCGGAGCGTCTCGGTCGTAGGCCCCAGATTCGGCAGTACTCACGAACTCGCCATCATCCTCATTGTCAACAGGCACATCCACTGCCGTGCCAACGCCGGGAACGGATCGCACGCCAAGGCCGTTAGTCAGATCCATCTCATCGCGTCGGGCTATGATGCCGTTGTAATGGCCAGTAGGCACCAAGTCACCACCATCACCAGCGGTCGTGATGTTCATGGTGGTATCATTGCTGGCTCGCTTCTCAGGCCCAAGACGGATGCTGTTCTCTCCATCCTGAATATGTGATACTCCGCCCATGTCGCCATGCCTGATGAACGCCTTCATAGCGTTCGGCTCATTATCACCTGGGTTGGTGATAATGGTGGGGGCTTGGCGAGTCGTTGGTTCCGTGACAGGAGTCGGCGCAGGTTCGGATGGGCGCCCTGCTCGCTCTTCCAAACGCTTGGCGCGTTCTTCCAATTGGGCAGCCTCGTCCATATAGCCCTTGTGCTCAGTGGTCTCCTCATCAGTCAGGCCGCGATCCTCACCCTCAGCGGCATCCACTATGGCATCGGCCTTGTCTAAAAGCTTGGAGCGCTGTTGCCTCAGTTCTCTTGCGTTCTTCATTGCTGATTACCTCATCCTTGCTGTTGCGGTCTTGAGCCGAAACCGCTCACGTTGCTCCTGCATACGTGCCCGGTCAGCCTGGTCGGTGGCCTCATCTCCGTCCTCGGATAATGAAGCCGCAATAGCCCTCGCCTCAACGCTCGTCTGCGGATACGCGGGATAGGTCACTATGGAAACATCGAATAAATCCACATCAATCAATTCTCGGACGTTCTGGTCCTTATCCCAGGCCTCCTCGCGCATCCAGAATCCGAACGACATCTGGGTGATGTCCCCTCGTTGCATACTGATAATTAGGTCATTAGACCACTGCGTATCAGGAGGAACGATCTGGACCCGTAGCCCCTGGTCATCTTCGTCCAGGGCCAGAGTTTTGGCCCTGTTTCGTCCAAGCACGTACTTGCTGTCATGCTCGAACAGGGCGCGCACGTCGTTTTCCTCGATACTTTTCGCAAAAGCGCCAGACCGAATCTTCTCCCTGAACCCGCCCAGGTTCTCGCTCAACTCATCAAAAACGGCTGCGTAGCCAACAATGATTCCTGGCTCGTCATCAGTTGCCGCCCTTACTTCCCAATCTTGGAAGGGAGCGACTCGTCTTTCTTCTTTCTTCTTCGTCATCCTGACACCACCTGACAATCGCACCCACGGTGGGCTGGCGCATGGCCAATGTTCCGACTGGGTACGAGTGCTCCATTAGGCGCGTCGTCTGCAAACGACTCGCCAGCCTCAATAAATGCCTGTGCGATTGCCACTACCTTGCCGTGCAACCTCGTGCAGTACGGGCAACTCTTACCAATAGAGACCCATCGCAGACGAGTCACGCCAACCATCGTGTAAATGGCCACTGCGAAGGCGTTGCCACTTCTGACGCTTTCCTCATTGGCCACACCGCTGGGACGCTGTTCGCGCCATTCCTGCATCGTCGCCTCGATTTCTACCAGTGCGTTTTCTTCAAATTCCTCAAGGATAGAATCCAGCCTGGCCCGACTACGATCCGACTGCCGTTTGCCCAGCATCTCGGCATACGACACCATGAAATTGGTATAACGCTCCTCGTCTATCTGTTCGCCAGTTTCCTGCTCCACCTCATTTGCTACCAGGCCAGCATAGGTGCGTAGAACTGGCACCCATTGGCGCGCCGTGAATATGGCATGATCCTCGTAGAACGTGTCAAGCCAATCCGAGAAGTCGGACGCCCCTCGCTGGGCCAGGTGCTTATTGGCAGCATTGCCCACGTCGTTTGCTTCCCTTCTCAGAATTCTGGCGGCAGTGTCACGGAATAGGCCTAGCGAGGTTCGTTGTAGGCGATACCTGCCAGCAGCAGATCGGGTCGCCCTGGCCTCTGATTCCTCCTCATCCGTTGACGCATTGTCGTAAACGGAACGAGGTTCGTCAGTGGGCATTGGCGGGGCGACTTGATCCACAGGAATCATGTTGAGGGGTACGAGGTATATGTCCCCACCCTCCACCGGGTTCATGTTTTCCAGTCGCCTGATGTCGTTGGCCGATAGCCATCCATTTTGTCGCCCTGTTGCATAGGCGGCATAGCGGCTGGTGATGTCCCCACGGAGCAGGCCATCCACTAAGAACTCGGCAAAATACTGCTCTCGCTCCGCTCCTGTCATCAGCCGTTCCGCAATGGTCATCTCCCATCGGACCAGCCAGGGCCTCAGCGAATGCATCACGAACTCCAGTGATTGGTGTTCTATGTTGCTGAAGGTTGCCCGGTCCAGGTCTCCTATCATATGAGGGGGAACCCGGTAGATCCTGGCTATTTCGGTTGTCTGATATTTTCGGGTCTCAAGAAATTGGGCATCGTCTGGAGGGATGCCTATGCGCTCGTATTCCATCCCCTCCTCAAGAACGGCAATGCGGTGAGCCTTGTCAAGTCCCGAATACAGTTCTTCCCACTGTTCCCGAAGACTTTTCACTGCTGGCTCGCTCAATTCCATCGGGTGCTTTAAGACACCAGCCATCTGAGCGCCGTTGCCGAAAAACGTAGCGCCGAATTTCTCGGCAGCCTGGCCCAACCCGATTGCGTTCCTGGCCAGGGCAATGGGCGATAGGCCGAACAAGCCGTTCAGACCAAGCCCCCGCAGGTGGAGCACCTGCCAGCCCTTAAGCGTTTTTAGCTCGCCGCTAGGTAATCTGTAGTGATATTCTATATCATCCTGCGTGCGTGTAATGCTTTCCATATTTCGTGACATTAGTGGCCATAAGGCTGTCGCCCTGCCGTTGGCATCGTACGCGATTTCTGCATATGCATTGCCCCATAGGAGCAAGTGCGTTTGCATCAATTCTCGGAACTCGAACGAGGTCTGAATGGGATTGGGTGCATCGTGTAGCAGACGATATAGATAGAATTCAGGTGCTCGCCGCTTCCCTTCATCACCTAATCGCTCATAGACGAAGAGGGGTAGGCTTGCAATTGACTCGGCCAGCACACGCACAGCAGCATAGACCGCTGAATAATTTAGCGCGTTTACGGCTGTTACCTTGACCCCTGCTGTCGTTGGTGTCCCCACCCTCATCTCTCGCCACTGTTTGTTATCGACTAGACTAAGATTACGGCGCTCAAATAGTCTGCTAAACAGGCCCATTAACGGCTCCTCATGGCAGCGAACAGGCCGAGCAGTAGGAGGATGGCCCCCTCAACGACCAGCATGGCTGGCACTGACACGAACCATAGTCCGACACCGATCAACAGCATCCCTATCACGATCAATACATCTTCCGCCGCAATGGATCTCATAAACGAAAAACGGGCACATCCGTCTCCAGTAGAGATACAGATGCGCCCGGGTTATTACCTGAACGATATTAGGTTGTGTGACCCACAGGGGCCACGCCGTCAGTCTAGCAGATCACCGATTCTCTGTCAATTGCCCTTGATCCGTAAGGTACATCTTTTCTTCGGGTGGTAGCTGGGTATTGTTGTCTCCCGCATATCGGTCGAAAAGCATCGGGCGTACCCCTGATGCCTGAACTCTGATGCGGTATATGTTGGACGCCATTGGTAATCTCCTCTATTTGCTTACCTGACAGATGGAACCACTCGTTGCGCACTTCCGTTTGACAGTGGGCGAAAAGACGATGCAGCCGTTCTTCCTGGGCCTCATCTCCTTCTATTGTGCTCACTACGCTGAGTCGTCTCGGATTGCCCGTTTGCAGTTCTGCCAGCCGGTCACTAATGTCACGACTTGTATATCCAATTTTGTAATAATCAGTCCCATCCATTCGTATCACATACACCACCTCCATCACCTCGTTTTCTCTGGCAGCGTCGTTTTACGCAACCGTCCATTCCTCACCAGCAACCTGTCAATATAACGCAACCTCATAATAATCACCGCCCTCTCGTGTTCCATCAAATCCAGATATTCGGCCATTGGCAGGGCCATCGGCCTGGCCTGGCCTTCGTCATCACCATCAGCCTCCTTGCGGGGTAATAACCGCTTGACCGTCATAGTGTTTGTAACTTTGTATCCTCGTACTTGCTCCGGTCCTTCTTTTTATGAGCCAGTGCACGACCCAGGGCCATGATAAGGGCGACGATGCCATCTATCCGCTCCCGGCTCCTCTTCTTGTCTGGCTTGATGTTGTCAGCCGCATCGGTGAGCGTTACCACGTTATCAGCCATCCAGGTCAGCACAGGATGGCCCCCATGCTCCAGCATACCCTGGAGCAATAGGCGCTCCAGGTCCTTGCTCGGACCAGACATCGACGCGAACCCTTGCCGAAACTGGACCAGCCAATCGTCGTCTGGCCCCATTTCTTGCAGGGTCGTCTGAATACGAGTCGCCCCCCACTTATCGAAAGCGAGTTCCTTGATATCGTACCGTTGCATATCCTCATCGATTTGGGCCAGTATCCAGTCGTAATCAATGACATTGCCAGGAGTGAGCTTGACGAAACCGCCTCGCTGCCAGGCTGTAAATGGTACGCGGTCCTGGCGCTCCCTGACCAGGATGTTTTCCTCCGGCATAAAGAAATGGGCCAGCACCTTGTACGGCTCATCTGAGGCAATGGGTGGAAATACGAGCACCCAGGCCGACAGGTCGGTAGTGGATGAAAGATCCAAGCCTGCATAGCATTTGCGCCCTATCAAGGCCTGAGGATCTGCCGTCCCTGAACAAGCGTCCCACACGTCCCTCCTAATCCATCTCGTAGTCGCCTGGGTCCACATGTCCAGGTGCAATCTTAGAAACGCATTCAGGGCCGTGGGCATCTCCCTGGCCCTGGCTGCCAGCCTACGCATGTCATCAATCTTCTTTGACACTCGCAAATTGGGGTTGGCCTTGATCCAGTTTCCTTCGTCTTCCCAGTCGTCCCCCTCGTCCAAGGTGTAAACCACGCCGAAGAAGGTGTCGTCCTCCACCACGCCGCTTACCACCTTCTCAGTGTAGTCGTGCAACTGATAGCAAAGGGATTCTCGGTCGACGCCTGCCGTGGTAATGGCCAGCATGAGGGGCTGGCGTCTGGACCCCGTTGCAGTTTCTAGCACGTCCCACAGGTCTCTCGTCTTCCAGGCGTGCAAC